TATTTGGTTACATTAAAACAATGATGAAGTACATTGTTAAAACGGATATGTTTAAAGATTATGCTGCTACTGTTGACTTTAAAGCTCAAAGCGATCAAATGATTATGAAAGAAAAGAATAATGTTTTACGTGCTATCTCTCATGAATCAGGTCAATATGATAGTTTTCACTTTACAACAGCTATTTTTGATGAAATTGGTGAAGTAAAGAGTAGAGAAAAGATTAGTAAGATTATTTCCGGACAAGTTAAGGTACCTAATCATCAATTCATTCAGATATCAACATCTTATCCAGACCCTAGTGTTCCATTTCATGAAGATCAAAAAATGATCCAGCAAGCGATGGAACAAGATTATAAGCGTGATGCAGACAACTTTTTAGGATTAATTTGGGCTCAAGATAGCTTAGATGAAACTTTTAAGCCAGAAACATGGTATAAATCAAATCCATTATTGTATCTAGATAGTCAAAAGCAAGTTTTAATGGAAGGGTTGCAGGATAAACGTGATGCGGATATGTTATCTGGTAATGTAGCAGACTTTCAAAATAAGAATTTAAATTTATGGTTAGCAGAAGCAACAAATAGCTTTTTGAAATTAGATGATATAGAACGAGCTATCCAGCCTAATTTCAATATTGAAGGTAGGACTGTATATATTGGCTATGACTATTCGATGTTTTCTGATAACACTGCAATAGCATTTGTATATCCTTATTCAGCAAATCATGGTGTTCCTAAATGGAGAGTTGAGCAACATTCATTTATTCCTTGGCAACACGCTGGTTCAATTGAAGCTAAAGAAAAACAAGATGGTATAAATTATCGAGAGTTAGCTAAGCAAGGCTATTGTACTATTACCAGTCATCCGCAAGGTTTGATTAATGAAGAACAAGTTTATCATTGGTTATTGAATTATATACATGATAATGATCTTAATGTTATTTTCTTTGGCTATGATGATTGGGGAGCAACCACTACAATAAAGCAACTTGAGTTAAATACTGATTATCCATTGCAAGGTATCAGGCAACGAACATCAGAGCTAAAAGATCCTACAAAATTTTTACAGAAATGCTTTATTGAAGGAACGATTACAAGACCTGACGATAAAATCATGGAAAAAGCATTAATAAATGCACAGATTTATGAAGATAAAATCGGTATTCAAGTAGATAAAGCTAAAGCAACTCTTAAGATTGACGTGGTGGATGCGATTATTGATGCGATGTATCAGGCAATGTATCATTTTGAAGATTTCGGAATAGCCAATGATAAGTCAAAGCAAGTTGAATTAATGACAACTAAGCAAGTTGAAGATTGGTATATGAGTGAAGAATCTGGATTATTAGGAGGTGATTTTGATGATTTTTAGACGAATTATAGGATATTTATGGCAACTTTCAGATGTTTTATTGTTTATTTCAGCAATGGTTGTATTAGATTATACAGCCTTTAGAATTAACGCTACACTAGGTTGGTTTGTAATATCCTTAATATTATTTGTCTTAGGTTGGCTAGTTGAAGTCATCTCTGAACGAAAGCGAGGTGATAGTTAATGCCAATATTTAATATTAATAATGCTTTAAAAACGTCAACAATAAGTGTTCCATTTGGTTTTGGCGATGAAGAAGTTTTTAATGTCCTGACTGGTAAAGATAGTGATACTTATATTAGCGCTAAAGAAGCCTTGAAGAATTCAGATATATATTCTGCAATTTTTCAATTATCTGGAGACTTAGCATCTTCACAAATTATCAGTAGTAAGACTAGATATCAAGGAATAATTGATAATCCAACTTTAACATCAAATAGTCATGCTTTTTGGCAAGCGGTATTTGCTCAGTTATTGTTGGGTGGAGAAGCTTTTATATACCGTTGGCGAAATATTAACGGTATAGATCATCATTGGGAATATTTAAGGCCTTCACAGGTTAGTGCATATCTATTAGATGATGGTTCAGGGTTAATTTACAATATTACCTTTGATGAACCAAAGATCGGAGTAAAAATGAACGTCCCACAAAATGACGTTTTACATTTTAGACTACTTTCGAAAAATGGTGGTATGACAGGTATTAGTCCTTTATCTGCCTTATCTAACGAACTTAATATTAAAAATGATTCTAATAAATTAACTAGATCAGCATTAAGTCAAGCTATTATGGCACCTGGTATTTTGAAAATCAAAAAAGAAGGTACTATCGATTGGAAATTAAAGGCTTTACGTTCTAAACAATTTATGAGACAAGTTCAGAGTGCAAATAATGGACCAGTTGTAATTGATGATTTAGAAGAATATTCACCTTTAGAAATAAAATCAGACATTGCTAAATTACTAGCACAAGCTGACTGGACTGGTAATCAAATCGCTAAAGTATATGGTATTCCCAATTCTTATTTAAACGGTCAAGGAGATCAACAATCATCTTTAGATCAGATAAAAGGAATGTATGCTAATGCTTTATCTCGATATATGGAATCAATCGTATCAGAGCTTGACAATAAGTTAAATGCGGATATTAGATACAATATTAGACCAGCAATAGATCCACTACAAGATGGGTATGCTCAAGTATTATCTGGTTTAACTAAAAATGGTATGTTGGCACATAACCAAGCTAGATATTTACTTCAAGAAACAGGTTATTTTCCAAAAGATTTACCAGAAGCACAACCTGCATTATTAAAATCGAAAGGGGGTGATAGCGATGCGGAAGATTCCAATTAAAGGGGCTATTGTCGATGATGATACAGCGATATTCTATGATTATTTTGGCATGACTTGTACAAGTCCCAAAAAAGTATCAGCGATTTTAGATGAGGAAGTAGCTGAAGGTGATGATGATATTATTGTTGATATTGCATCAAATGGTGGCGATGTATTTGTTGCCTCTGAAATTTATAGTATGCTGAAAAATAATACAGCCAACGTAAAAGTTAATGTTACAGGGTTAGCTGCATCCGCTGCATCGGTAATTGCAATGGCAGGCGATACAGTATCAATTGCACCAACAGCTCAAATCATGATACATAAAGCGTGGACTCGTGTAGACGGCAATGTTGATGATTTAAATCATGAAGCAGGTGTTTTAAGTGGAATTGATGAATCGATTGCCAGTGCCTATGAATTAAAAACAGGCATGAAACAATCTGACATCTTACAAATGATGTCAAATGAAACATGGTTGACTGCTCAAGATGCAGTAGATAAAGGCTTCGCTGATGAAATTATGTTCGTTAATGAAGATGATGAACCAGTTATGAATTCTATGGAGGATATACCTAGTAAATCAGCTATTAATAAGTTAATGAATTTAATTTTAAAAGCAGACAAACAACAAAATAAAGTAACAAGTCAGTTTGAAAATCCAAGTTTAAAGGATAAGAAACTGGCTATTTTAATGGAAAGAAGGAAGTAAAATTATGAATATTAATGAACTTAATAACGCTTGGATTGAATCTGGGCAAAAAGTAGCAGATTTAAATATGCAAATTAACGCTGCTTTAATTGATGATAATTATGATGAAGAAAAATTTGCTAACTTGAAAGCTCAACGTGATAAAGAAGTTTCACGTCGTGATAGTTTAAAAGAACAACTAGATACTGCACGAGCTGAACAAGTTTATAACATGCCAGATAGTGCAAAAGAACCATTAAATGATAATGAAAAAGATTTAAAAGCAAAATTCGTTAAAGATTTTATTGGTATGATGAATAACGATCCTAAAGTATTAGCGATGGTTACATCTTCTAAAGATGATAGTGGTAATAATGCTGGACTAACAATTCCTGAAGATATTCAAACAGCTATTCATCAATTAGTACGTCGTTATGATTCATTAGAACAATACGTAAATCGTGAATCTGTATCTATGCCAAGTGGTTCTCGTGTGTTTGAAAAATGGACTGATGTTACACCATTAGCTAATCTAGATGATGAAACTGCAGCAATTGGAGATAATGATGATCCAAAACTAACATTAATCAAGTTCGCAATTAAACGTTATGCAGGTATTACTACTGTCACAAATACTTTATTGAAAGATACTGCAGAAAATATCTTAGCTTGGTTATCTGCATGGATTGCTAAAAAGGTAGTAGTTACACGCAACAAGGCAATTATTGATGTGATGAATAAGGCACCTAAGAAACCAACTATTGTAGATTTTGACGGTATTATCGATTTAATTAATACAGGAGTAGATCCTGCAATTAAAACAACATCATTCTTGATGACTAATACATCTGGTTTAAATACTTTATCTAAAGTTAAAGATGCAATGGGACGTTACTTATTACAACCAGATCCTAAGCAACCAGACCAATATATCATTAAGGGTAAGCGAGTAATTGAAATTGCTGATCGTTGGTTACCAGATAATTCTGGAAATCATCCATTATACTATGGTGATCTAAAACAAGCAGTAACATTGTTTGATCGTGAAAATATGTCTCTATTATCTACTAACATTGGCGGAGGAGCGTTTGAAAAAGATTTAACTAAGGTTCGTGTAATTGATCGTTTTGACGTAGTAGCAACTGATAGTGAAGCTTGGGTAGCTGGATCATTCAAAACTATTAAAGATCAAGAAGCTAATTTAGCAGGCACACCTAAAGCTTAGAGGTGATTTAGATGGATAAGGAAATATTACTCGATGATCTAAAGTTATCTCTTAGAATTGATGGTGATGATGACGATAGATTACTAAATTCATATATTAATGCTGCTGAAGTTTATATTAAAACTGCAGTAGGTGGCGATAATGAATTTTGGCAACAAGAAGACGTTATTGCAATTCAAAAAATAGCAATTTTAGCTTTAGCTGGTGCTTATTATGATTACAGAGTGGCTTTACAAGATGTAATGACTTATCCTATTAATCTAACTTTAAATGCGATAATCTCACAATTACGTGGGAAATTGGCGTTATATGAAGAAGGTGATAGCGATGCCTAAGAAGTTATTACATTCTTCATTTAATCAGCGTATCGAGTTCCAGACTGTTAGTTTTGTAGCTGATGATTTAACTGGAGATACAGTTGAAAAGCCAGTAACATTATTTTCTTGTTGGTGTGCACCGCAGAGACGAACCATGTCTCAACAGTTTCAGTTAACAGGCTTAGGGCTTGATGATACTCTAACTGTGGCAATCAGACACAATAATAAAGTTCAGGAAGCTACATTAGCTAAATATAAAAATGAAACTTATGAAGTAGTGTCTATCTCTCCTGATGATACTAATAACTATATGGCTTATGACTATGTGGTTATTAGGAAAAAGAAAGGAGCTGGCAAGCGTGGCTAATGATTTTGAAAAATTACTACAAGATTTTAGTAAGAGTTTGAATAAACTTGTTCCTAATATGGAGCAAAAAAAGAAAATCACTCAAGCGGGAGCTAAAGTACTAGAAGAGAATTTACGAAAAAATACACCAGTTTCTAAGTTAAATCATAAGAAAGAAAAACACTTAAAAGAATATGTCATGTCACAAGATACCAATGTTGACGGTCAAGAAGATGGTAGCTCAACAGTTGGTTTTGGTAAAAAGGCTTATATTGCTAGATTTTTAAATGACGGAACGGTTAAAATGCCAGCAACTCATTTTGTGGATAATACTGTTAATGAGTCCAAGACGAAAGTTTTGTTAGCTAATAAGGCTGAATATGACAAAATAATGCGAGGTGGTAAGTAGTGGAAACACCAACCACGATAGCAAAAAAATTGATGAAGAATATTACTTGGATAGATGAGTTATACTCTGGTTCTATTCCAAGTAATGTGGAAGTAAGTACAAATAAAAATACAGTATTAATTACTGAATATTTAAATGAACCTAGTCTTTATGCCAATATGAAGATCAAGTATTGGCAAGTAGGGGTTGAAATTCAGATTTTCTATAAGTTAAGTGGCGATGATTTCCAAAATCATGAAATAGAATTAGCCAAATTATTTAATGGCGATGATTGGGAGATTGACACTTCAAGGAATCGAATTAAGGACCCAGACACTAAACAATGGACTAAGGTTTTTTATTTTTCAAAAATTTTAAAAGTGAAAGAAGGTATATAGAATGGCAGGAGCAACAACTCATGGTATTTTATACGCAGCATTTGGTATCGTTGACGATAATGGCGATATTATCAAGGATGCTAAAAAAGGTGTTAGTGAACTAGGAGTTGAAGTAGTTGATGGCGATGGAGAAGGTGCTACAACTGCTAATATTACTGGTTTAGAACAAAATGGTACGATTAAATGGGCAAATAATAAAGCTAAGCGTATCACACACGGTAAGCAACAACCACAAGTTGCATTAACTATGTTAGATATCAAAAAAGATTTATTAAACCGCCTAAAAGGATATGTATCTGATGGTAAAGGTGGTTACGTGCTTACATCTGGTTCTAAGCCTAATGTGGCATTATTAATTTGTTCTGAAGATATGGACGGAACAAGAATTTATGAAGGTTTTGCAAATGGTGAATTAACTCAAGCAGCACAAAACCACGGTACAGATAATAATAACATTACTGAAGCAGATACTACTTTGACCTATCAAGCATTAGCTCCAATTAAGGATACAACTTTTGTTGATGATAAAGGAGTAACACAACCTTATAAGGTTTGGGCTGATGATGAAGCAGGATTTGATATTAATGCGATGTTCAAAGAAGTTTTTGGTGGTTTTGATGGTGTTGCAAGCCTTAAAATTCCGGGCGGAACCAAGACTAATAGCGTAGCAGTTGATGGTGGTTCTGGATTACATTAATTAGATAAACAGAGACGAGAAATGTGAAACGTTGGAGGATTTATTATGGTTAAAATTAATACAAAAAAACTTGGATTAAAGAAACCAGTTTTTGTTAAAGTAACGGTTAAGAAGATCAAATTAGCTGATATGATGATGAATAAACTGTTAAAGCTAGGAATTGAACAGGATAGAACTGAATTACTAAAAGAAAGAGATATCAACAATGAAGATTTTGTTAACAATGCAATTAAAATGAATAACATGGAAATTGAGTTTGCTGACAGTGCCTTTGATTTCTTACAAAAAGCTTTAAATTTGTCTAATAAAGAACGTGATCTTGCTGAAGATAACTTAACTTTTGAAGAATTAGGTAATTATATTAACTATGTAATTATGCGAATTAAAGGTCAATCCGAAGAAGATATTAAAGCGATGATGAATTCAGAAGTTAAAAAGGATAAAGATCCAAAAAAAGAATTAGACGCTTAGCAGATACTTTAATTGATACTCAAAATGAATATCAAGACTTGCTATATCTACAACAGAAATTGATGTTGGAATCTGGTATAGCAATATCTGTTAGCGATGAAGAAGAATTTGAAACGTTAGTTGAAGTAATGTCTGCTAAGGCTAAGGAAGATAGACCAGTTACGCCAAGAGAAGCGTTAAGGCGCTTACGAGGAAAGTAAAAATATGGTATAATATTTATGCAAGAAAGTCCCGGAGGTGAGATAGATGAAGAAAATATTTAATTGGTTAAAGATAAATGATCGCTTTTGGTGGATACTAATTATTTCAATAACACTAGCTATAATTATTGGTACAATGTTCTTCTGGGACTGGATGTGGAAACATATTTATATTTGGATTTTTATATATTTATTTATTTCTGGTAGTCGCTATGGATATGAAGCTTGGGAAGAAATTCATGGCTTTAAATAAGATAATACAAGTCAATCATTGCTAAAAGTCAACTAAATAGGTTGGCTTTTTTATTTTAGAAGAAAGGAGGTTAAATTTAAGTGAAAGTTCAAAATGAAATGGCGACTAAAATTACTGTAGATACAGTCCAGGCTGCTAAAAGTATTTCAGCCTTTAGGAATGGTATTTCAGCTTTGACTAATTCGTGGAAAGCTAACGAAATGGCGTATCGAACAGCTGGAGATAGTTTAAATGCCTTAAAATCAAGATATGAAGGTATAGGCAAAGTTATTGAGTATCAGAAGTTAAAAATTGATGAACTTAAAAGTAGACAAGAAGGGCTTAATCAAACTAATAAAAATCAAGCTAATACTTTTATAAAGTTAGAAAAAGATATTCAGACTGCTACACGTCAATTAGCTAGTTACGAAGCACAACAAGCTAAAGCCAAGATATCAATGAATTACTATAATAATGGTTTGGCCGATTTGCAGAAAAGCTATCGAACTACACGAGCTTTATCTAAGAGTTATGTTGAAAGACTTAGAGCGGAAGGAAAAGAACTAGAAGCTAAAAAAGCTCAACAAAAGGGGCTTGAAGATTCGTTAGAAAACTTGAATAAGCAGTATAAGAAACAAAAAGAAGAATTAAATGCACTAATTAATAAAACTAATGAAGCTACTGTGAAAACTACTAAGGCTAGTGATGCTTATAAGAAGCAACAAATCAGATTAAATGAAACTGCAACTGCAATAGCTAAAGCTAAGTCAGAAACTAAGAAACTTCAAGATGAAATGGATAGGTTGAATCCTAGAGGAATACAAAAATTAATAGTAGCTAATGAAAAATTTGGTAATTCTTTGGGAAAGGCAGGTAAGGCTGCAAGAAAAGGATTAACTGAAATGGGTACAGTTTTATCTGGTTTCACTCCAATTATTCAAGGCATTGGTGCTGCAGCTGTTGACGGAGCTCAAAAAGCTAGTGATTTACAAAATGCTTATGTCAAGACGTTTAACTTGCTAACTACTGGTGGCGAAAAGGCTGCAGAAGCTACTAAGAATGTTGCTAAAATGCAAGCAGAAGGCAAAGAGATGTCTGTACAGTATGGTGTTAGTCAACAAAAGATAGCTGACGGTTATCAAGAACTAATAAAACGTGGTTATTCATCTTCACAAGCACTCGGCTCAATGAAAACAATGCTACAAGCTAGTGTAGCATCAGGAGAAGATTTTAATGACGTTGTTCATAATTCTACAGCTGTGTTAGAAGCCTTTGGAATGAAAGTAGATGGAACGAAGAAGATGGCAGAGAATACCAAAAAAGCTGTTAATGAAATGGCTTATGCTGCTGATATGACTGCTACTGATTTTAATTCTTTAGGTGTGGCAATGGAATATGTGGGACCGTCAGCTAAAACACTTGGTTATGAAGTAGGAGAAACAGCATCTGCAATCGGTATTTTGTCTAACAACGGCTTGGAAGCAGATAAAGCCGGTACAGGATTAAGACAAGTATTAAATAGTTTAATTAAACCTACTGACGAAGCTAAAAAGTCATTACAAGGTATTGGATTATCAGTTCAAGATTTTACAGATAAATCAGGCAAGATGAAGTCTATATCTGATATTTTTGAAATATTAAATAGTCATACTAAAAATATGAGTAAGACTCAAAAAGGTGTGCTATTTAATACCTTATTTGGCACAACTGGGCAAGCGTCAGCATCTATCTTAGCTAATAATGCTGAAGAATTAGAAAAGCTGAACAAAAAAGTTCAAGAGTCTTATAAAGGACAAGGATATGTACAAGAATTAGCACAAAAGAACCAAGGAACTGTAAAGAAACAAATGGCTCAGTTTGAAGAAGCTAGTGAAGCGGCTAAGATGGAACTGGGTACAGCTTTATTACCAGCAATGAGAGATGCATCAGTAGAAATGGCTAAGTTTTTTAATTCTAAAGAAGGTAAGCAAGGATTAAAGGATATAAGTAAGCTGATAGGAGCTATTGCAAGTGGTGTAATTGGTTTAGTTAAAATAATGGCTGAACATATTGGTATTATTAAAGCTTTTGGTAAAGCATTAACTGGAGCGTTAATTGTACATTTAGCAATAAAAGGTATCAGTAAGGCTAAGAAAGATTTGCAAGGTTTAGCCACATTTGCCAGAGCCACTAAGCTAGATAAGGCTTTACGGTGGACTGCTAAGATTTCAACTAAAGCAGCAAAAGCAGCTTTAAGTGGACTTAGCAAAGCCGCATCAATTACAGGTAAAGCTGTTAAGGTTGCATTCAATGGTATGTTGTCTGCAGCAAAGAAACTAGCATTAGGATTTAAAACGGTATTTTTATCTAATCCATTTGGTATTGCAATTCTAGCAATTACTGCTTTAGGTGTTGCATTTTATGAACTATACAAACACAATAAAAAATTCAAGAAGTTTGTTGATGGTTTGGTAAAGGATGCTAAAAAAGCATTTAATAATATAGTCAAGTTCTTTAAAAACTTACCTAAAGAGATATCTAAAGTATGGAAGAACATTACAGGGTTCTTCAGCAAAGGTTGGAAATCAATTAAAGATACTACTAGCAAAGGTATCAAGAACACTCAAAAGAGTTGGAACAAGTTTAATAAAGATGTTGCTAAGTCTGCTAATAATATGTGGAAAGATGCTAAGAAGAAGTTTAGCGATGGTTGGAATAGTTTAAAGAAAAATGCTGATAATGGTAAAGATAAGGTTGTAAAATCATGGAATAATCTTAATAATGCAACGCTTAATGTCGCTAAAAAAATGGCTAAAGAGAATCCTAAACAGTTTAAATCAGGCTATGATGCTATTCAATCCTACACTAATACTTGGAAAGATTTTACCAGTGGACATTGGGATAAATTAGGCGGTGATATTAACGATACCGCTAAAAATATTCGTAAGTTTACTAAAAATATATTCAAGGATATGTATGATTGGTTGAATGATAAAACTAGTGGCAGATTAAGTGATATGGTAAATACTTTTACTGATAAATTCGGGCAATTAAAAGATATTGTTGGTTCAGCGGTTAAAGGTGTTAAGCATAAAACTGTAGATCTGGTAAATGGTGTGGTTAAACCGTTTAATGATATGTTAGGTGGTTTAAAGAAAGGTATTAACTGGGTTCTCGATAAAGTTGGTGCTCCACAAATAAATGCTAGTTGGGCAATTCCAGCAGTATCTTATGCTAGAGGTACAGCTGATGTACAAGGTTCAAATGGAACGCACCAAGGTGGCTTAGCTTTAGTTAATGACGGTGTAGGTGAACATTATCGTGAAATGTTTAGATTGCCTAATGGAAAGGTGGGCATTTTCCCTAAACAACGTAATATGGTGGTGCCTTTACCTAAAGGCTCAAGTGTCTTAAATGGTGAAGACACTTATAAATTAACCACAATGTTAGGTATTCCAGCATATGCTAATGGTATTGGTAAGTTCTTTAAAGGTGTCTGGAATAGTGCTGTTGATTTAGTTGATGAAGCAGAAGACATTTTGAAGAAACCAGCTGAATTTTTAAAAGAAGTTTTTGAGAAACATATTGGTAATTTATCAGCTAAAGGATTAGCTGGCGATATTATTACTAACTTTCCTAATAAATTAGCAAGTTTAGCAGTTGATTGGGTAAAGAAATTGTTTGAAGATTTTGGAGCTGGTGGCGATGGAAATAGTCCTGCTGGTAGAATGTCTAAATCTGAATTTGCTAAAGTAGCTAAACATGCAGCTAGATTAATGCATCAAAAACTCAGTGAACGTGATATAGAGCATTTGTATTATCAAGCATCAACAGAGTCTGGTGTAGATCCTGCTCAAAATGGTGGTTATGACGATCATGACGGAACAGGTTTACCAATTGGATTATTCCAATATAAGCGTGGTACTTGGAAAAGTTGGGCAGTTCCAGGGCATGCAAATATTCATTCTGCTTTAGACCAAATTATGGCAGTTTTAAATGATAGCAATTGGAGAAACGATTTCCCACCAATTGGAGTAAAGAGAGGCTGGGGACCTTCAGGGCATAGAATGATGGCTTATGGCGGAAGAATTGATACAAATCAATTAATTGAAGTTGCTGAAAATAATAAACCTGAATATATTATTCCAACTGATCCAGTTAAGCGTCCTAGAGCTTGGCAACTTATGCATGAATTGACTTCTGAATTTACTAAGCAAGATCCAGGACACCCTACAAGTCGTGATAATAAAGATATAAAAGAATTAAATGATAAATTTGATTCGCTATTAGCAATGTTTAGTCAGTTGTTAGGACTAAACAATCAACAAATCAAGGCTATTAGAGAAAGTGGATTTGATAAAAATAAATTGTATAAGCAACAAGCCATAGATCAAAAATTGATTAACTATCAAACATTTTAGAAAGGAGTGATATTTTGAACGAATTTTATATTAAACCATATAATGGGAAAGAAATGAGATTATCTGATATCACTCAGCATGTAGAATTACTTAGTTTAGATGAAAATCCAGCGATAACTAATACTTATCAATCTAATCCCGCACAAGATGGAGAGTTATGGAATTATTCTACCTATAACCCTACCGTTGTTAATTGTGAGTTTCTATTATATTTTTCTACTTGGCAAGATTATATATTAGCAAAGCATGATATTATGAGAACTTTCATGCAAAAAGGGTTATTTAGAATTAGGGAAGAAATAAATAGTCAATTGGTGAGGTATGTTAGAACATCTTCATTTACAATTAGTCCTGACGATAAAGGATCAAATTGGATTACTTTTACTATTCCATTCGATAATCCTAGTGGGATGAAATACAGTCTATATAGGTCAGATGAAGTTGATTCAAATGGTTTAAAAGTATGGTCATATGGGCAAAACTTGACTGATAATGATTGCTCATATAGATTCTCAGATAAATCCTTTAGAGTTTACAATCCTAGTGATATACCAATTGACCCTTATCTTGGTAAACATGATTTAAAAATCATTAGTAAATTTAGTGGTAGTTCTCTAAAAATCACTAATACAACTAATGGGACTAGCTGGAGCTACAATAAATCATCTAATGGAACTGAAACTATTTTATTAGATGGAATCGTAACAACTGTTAATGGAAACCCAGCAACAGTGAACACAGATTATGGTCACATCGTTTTAAATACTGGATGGAATGATATTGTTGTTAGTGGCACGAATAGCAACGATATCACGTTCAGCTTTCCATTTATTTATATATAATGTTTCAAGGCAAGATTTTAGTTCAAGGTGTTGGTCGTGCTGAAAAAGAACCTTTGAACTTATTTGACCCTAAGTCTGTACAAGTCCAGTGGGAAGTAAATCAGACTTGGAGTTTACAACTAACTGCATATAATGACGGAAGCTTAGCTTATCAAATGTTGGAAAGTGAAGCTTCTATTTTTTTGGATAATCAAGAATATATCATTAAACAAGTGGCTGATGATTCATCTAGTGGATTAGATAGTATTCAAGTAACAGCTACTCATGTTTATTTTGAAGTACAAAAAATCAGGAAGTATAAGGAATATGTTGATCCAGAAGACAAGGATAAACAAACAGATGTTAAAGTTCTAAAAGATAATACTGATACTTCTAAGTCTGATGATAGCGATAACGCTAAAACTGATACTAGCGAAAAAACAGAAGGTAATACTACAACTAAAGTAACGACTAAAACTACTGATGAAACTCAACAAGATAATCAAAATCAAGTAAGTTATTCAATTCAAGATGTGTTAGACCATTGGTTGAAAGATAATAAATTTGGTTTTACCTATGAAGTGATTGGTGATTTTGAAAAGAAAGAGTTAGAAGAATTACAGGACGGAACTGGAGCTGATATGTTATCTAAGATTTCGGATACTTGGGGTAATGCAATTATATATCCAGATAATCGGAAAATTAGAGTATATTCAGCAGACAAATTTAACCTAAATCGTGGCAATAGAATAGATTACTTGAATAATGCAAGTGAGATTAAATTTAGTACTGATTCAACATCATTAACTAATATGGTCTATTGTATTGGTGGAAAATATTTTGTTGAAACTACAACAGAAACCACTACTACCACAACAACTACTACAACAAGTGGTGGTTGGGGTTGGCCTTTTCCTAGTGTGGGAGAAGGAACTTTTATGCAAGCTCAAAGATTTGGTAATGACGGTGGATATCGTCAAAACGGCTTTCATGATGGCTTAGATTTTGGTTCTGTAGATCATCCAGGACGTGAAGTTCATGCTATCCATGGTGGCAAAGTTACAATCAAGTCCTACATGGGTGGTTTGGGTAACTATGTTGTTATTTCTGGTGGTGGATATAATGTTGTTTATCAAGAAGCATTTTCAAGCCCTAGTAATATCATAGTCAATGTAGGAGATACGGTTAAAGTCGGTGATGTTATTGGTTATCGTGATACAAGTCATTTGCATGTTGGAGTAACTAAAGCAGATTTCAACGTTGCTGTTGGTAAGTCATTTACTAATGATGGTACTTGGCTAGACCCACTAGAATTAATTAAAAACGGTCCTAGTGATACTGATACTGAAACATCATCAGAAACTAATTCAAACTCAAATACTCAAGAATACTATTACTTTGCACCGTTTATGTATCGTGATGAAGAATCTATCAAGAAATATGGCGAGCATCCAGCAGAGCCAATTGAAGATGGTAGATTCAAAGATAAGAATGCAATGATTGAGTATGTTAAAACCAAACTGCAACCAGAACCATCGTTATCTATTGATGTAACAACTACTACTGATATCAAACCAATAGCAGGAGATGTTATTCATGTCATGGTTAAATCACAAGATATATCAACGAATTTTACTTTGACTGGTTTCACTTGGTATCCGTATTCGTATCCAGTTGATAATCCAACATCAATTACATTAAACTCTAACGTTCAAAATATTCTTGATTATCAAAACTCAAGGCAAAGACAATTTCGTAAAGCTATGAATAATCTTAAAGTTGCTACAAATAATGTTATTAATTCTGGTAATTCTAGTTTTAATGAATACGGTGGAAATCAACAGTTACAAACATGGCTAAATGATTTTGTTGGAGGTTAGGTTATGAATATTTGGGAATGGATAGAAAAATTAACACAAGCTTTGCAGAGATTGAATAGCAGAATTATAGTAATTGAGAATGTACTTTTTGATGATAAGACAAATCCAGATACACCTAAACCACAACACATTGGTAAGATTATTGATGTGTCTGAATGGCAAGGTGTGATTGATTGGCCTAGTGTGATAGCTGATGATGTTACTTTGAGTATTATCCGAGTTCAACATGGTTCTGCTCACCAAGATTTAAAGTACATGGAGAACTTACAGAAATGTATTTCAGCTGGTGGAAAGTATGCGGTGTATGCATATTTTGCTGCTACATCTACATCAGACGCTCAACAAGAAGCTAGAGATTTTTATAACAGAACGCAACAGGTTGTCGCAGGTAAGCAACAGCCTATTTTTTATGCGATTGATGTTGAAAGTATTGAGATGAGTGGAGATATTAACCAGATGAGAGCTGGAGTAGAGGCTTATATGTCGCAACTTAATGCTTTAGGTGTCCCAGATAATAAGATAGTTCTGTATATTGCTAATCATTTGTACGATAAGTTCAATTTGAATGTAGCACGTCCTGGAGCAATCTGGATACCAAGTTACGGACAAAACGACGGAACATTGGCTAATAGTTTGGAGCCTGCACATCCATATGACTTACATCAATTTACAAGTAAAGGTAGTGTTAGTGGGATTACTGGAAATGTAGATATGAGTGCAGAGCCAAGCGAGAGATTTAAGGAGATGATATTTGGTGCTTAGTTGGAATGGCGATATACATGAATTCTTGAATGTATATCAAAAGAATATGACGGACTTTCAAGATAAAGTTAATAGTCATGTAAGTTGGTTGAATGATGACTTGTATTTGGATAATGATTTTAGGTTGGCTTTAATCATTCAAAAACTAGATGCAAGTTTTTCAAGGCTTTTGTATAACCAAATTTGTGAGAATACAAGATTAATTAATATCATCTTGAAGAAACTGGCAAGCCTATTAAATGAGTCTGATTACCAAGAATATGATGATTTGGGTAATTTGATAATAGTATCTTATGAAGCCTATTTAGATAATAAACTGGAGTTAGATAAGGATAATTTCAATAAATATTATCAACAACTTCAAATTATTTTAGATAAACTAGCGAAGTTTAAACATGATAATGTTAGTGAACAATATTTGAAAGGTGGTGAGAATTAATGGCAGTAGCGAATAATCAGTATATTAATTTTGACTTATTGAGATATCAAAATGAAGTACTGGATATTACAAATAAATTTAAAGGACGTGTCGGAGATACACAGGACTACATCAAGTTATTTGTGACGTCAAACAGTTATCCAGTAGATTTACGTGGAATGAAGTTGTTATTTGGTGGTGTGGATCCAAAACAAGTAGCACACAGGCACTACTTAGATTTTAGAGCAGACCAAAAGAGTGATAACTTGGAACAAGGACGTTGTACAGTTTACTTTGATGAAAATACCTTTAACTATCAAGGGACTTGGGAACAAGCTTATTTCAAGTTTATTGATGCAGAAGGTAACACTGTATCAACGGTTGATATGGTTTTAGTAGTTTTACAAGACCGTTTCTATGCCGCAGTAGGTCAATCTGAGAATATCGTAATAGCTGAATTTAAAAAGCTAGTGAAACAACTGACTGATAAAGAAAAAGAAGTAGAACAACAAATGCAGTCTTTATCAGATAATGCCAAAGCCAAGTATCAAGCAGCATATGATGAATATAAACAAGCTATTCAAGAAGCTTATGATATAATCTTCAACGCTGAAACAGGGCTTAAAGTGAACTACACTAGACTGCAAGAGATGGCTCAACATATTCAAGAAACCTTACGACAAGCACAATTCCATGATAGACCGTTTCAGTTTGATACAGTCGCAATTATGAAATCTTATCTAGAACTACAAGATGGAGATTTAGTGATTACAAGTGGTTGGGATAGTAAAGATGACGGTCACGGCAATATGTGGCAAGTGCGAGCTAAGAAACGTAATGAAACACCAGATGAAATTAATGTAATCAGTCTACAATCTGGATATGTGGCAGAACGCAATCTAAGTATGATTTCAGCAGATAGCTTAGAGGATATTATGTACGGATATTCAATTAAGATTGTACATAATCAAAAAGACTATCCTAAACCAACCGTATTCTACTATGAAAACGCACTTGGTACTGAAACAGGTGGACTTGGTTCTGGTTCATTTGGTGAAACTCTAACTAAGTTAGTTCCTTGTGAGGCAGAGTATACTGATAACAATTCAATCGTTGTCCGTATACCACGTAATTTCTATATGGATGCTAAACCATATTACAAGTATGGAGATTGGTATTTAGGAAGTGGCAATAAAACAATTAAGATTAGTCTGGGTAATGTTGATGATGGTGCTGCTAAAGCTGGAGACAGTAAAGGTAGTAGCTATCTATCACATAGCACAGGCTATTTTAATTACCCAACAGCTCCAAGCGATTTAAGAGCTGTTTATGTAAATGACACAACAGAGAGATTAGAATGGAGGTAGGTAATATTGAAGTATTATATCTATCAAGGGCTAGGTGATAGTGGAGAATTAACCAAGATTGCCGAAGTAACTGATGTAAAAACGTATACCGCAACAGGACTTGAAGCTAATACGAAATATCGTTTTGCAGTATCTGCATATAATGGTTTACGTGAGAGTTCTAAGTCTAATATCATCACAGTTACAACAGCACAAATTCCAGTACAATCTATTACACTAGCTATTAGCAAAACATCATTTGAAGTTGGAGAAACTGCTAAGATAACTGTTACAGTAACACCACCTAATCAAACGAGTGGAACACCTACTTTAGCAAGTACAAACACTAAGGTAGCTACTGTAGACAACCGTGGTAATCTTAGAGCGGTTGCAGTAGGTACAACGACAATTACAGCTACATTAGGTGATAAAACTTCAAACGTGTTGACAATTCAAGTCTATGAAGCATTGGTTGGCGTAAGCAATTTGACTTCAAGTAATATCACTCCAAATTCAGTTACTTTAAATTGGGAGTGATGTAGATGAAATACAACATTTATCAAAGAGATATATTAGTAGGAAAGACCGATAGTACAAACTATATTATTGATGGTTTACAACCATGTACAAGTTATAGAGTAGCTGTTGCGCCTTACGATGATACTCACGAGAGTAAACGTACTGAGATTACTATTAAAACTAGAGGAATAAGATTAATTATTCCAACTAGTTTAACAGTTAATTCAATAATTACGCTTAATTATCAGGAATATAGTTTAGGCTTAATCCCAATTGGGACAGAGCCAGCCGGTATGTTTGGCGGTGGAAACAAACGCAATATTCAAGCTAAGGTTATTAGCGTGGATGAGGGCAAAAGTACAGTTGAATTACTAGATAAATTAGAAAAAGATACTACTACATTATCTGGCAGGATAAATATGGTGAAAAAGTCAAATTTTGATTATAGTACTGATTTAGGTGGATGGCATGTTGCAAGTGTATACGGTAGTGACTTTTATCGTACTACTGCTGCTGCTCCAAAGCCAGATGAAATGAGTTCTAACTATTGTCTTGCCTCTGGCACTCGTGACACATTTGAAGATAATAATATATTTACTGTTGTAAGTGGTACTAAGTATTATATTTCTGCTTGGGTTTATACAAGCCAAAAGTATTCTGGCAAAGTTGGGTTATGTGTAAAAAATAGTAACAATAACAACGTGATATATCTGGGAGTAACAGTACCCAAAGATACTCAAAATAGATGGATTAAGATAAAAGGTACAATTACAATACCTAATGGTTATAATATTGCACAACCGTGGTTAGAAGTAGAAAAGACGGTTAGCGACAATGAAAAGATATATTTCACAAACATACAAATTATAAATTCAACAGATTTACCTTATTTTACAGACAATACACAAATGAATAAATTACAAGATGGTAGCTTTGCAGCCTTTAATGGTTACAGGGCTATTTATTTTAGACAATAAAGAAAGAAGGAATAAACATGGCAATAAATTTTGATCCAATTTTTTCTGGTATGCAAAATGGTCCGGAGAAAATTAAAGAGAATTTCGACAAAGTTAAAACTATTGATGATGGAGTAACAGCTTTAAACCAAAAAGATACAGCTAATTTTAAAATTGGTAAATTTATTGGCGGTGGAGCTAGTGGTAGCGTAAGCCTAAATGGTGTAGGGCAAGGAATGCATATAGTTGGTTTATGGGACCAAATGTCAGATAGTTCATGGCCAAAATCTTTACAAAATAGAAAGTCATTTTGGGGATCGTTAATACAGTGCGGAGATGAGAGTGGAAATATTGCTACACAAATATTAATTTTAGCAAACCTTGGTTCTATTTATTTTAGATCTTATGTAAATCATACTCGGAAAGAATGGACCAGAATTGATGGACAAAGAGACCAATAGAGGAGGGTAACAGATGTTAATTTTTATTTACGATAAAGAAACAAAAAGATATATGTATCCAGTAAGTGATTATCCAGATAATTATGATTTACCAGCTAACGCTACAACAGTAAAACCGGTAGATAGTAACGGTGTAGGTTTGTATGATCCTACTTGGAATGAAACAACTAACAGTTGGGATAGTTTGACAGGGGAAGAATGGAAGAAAAAATATATAGTTCCAGAAGTTAAGCCAGAACCAACCCAAGAAGAACAAGCTGCAGCACAACAAATGTTGTTAATGGCAGATTTACAAAATAAAGTTGACACTTTGACTGATACGGTAGATGAAATGACTAAGTCAAATCAACAAATTAATGCAACTTTAGCACAAATCATGTTACAAAATGCAACTAATGCAGAAAACGGAGGCAAATAAGATGAGATATAGCTATGATATTGTAAAACGTTTCTATGATTTAGGATTATTCACAAAAGAAAATGTGCAACTTTTTGTTAAAGTAAATTACTTTACTCAAGAAGATTATAATAAGATGTTTCCAGAAGATACATCAGCACAACCAACTGTAGCTCCAACAGTTTAAGATAATGAAAGCGGTGGGTGGGAGGTAGAATTTCTTCTGAAAATAGAGTATAATTTTTGAGTTAATTTTATTTTTGGAGGAGAGAATTGGATGAAGAAATTTGAAAATTTAGAATGGGTAATAATCCCGGTGCTTATTCCAGCTATAGTAGAAGTAGTTTTATTTAGTTTTAATGTAAACATTTTTTCTAATGATGGTTGGCTAGGATTTTGGGGGAGTTATTTAGGAGCTATTTTTGCTGTAGTAGGAGTATGGTGGCAAACAAATAAAACAATAAAAAATGAAAAAGAATTGATATTTAGTAATGCACGTCCATTTTTTAATCTAACAGTAGAACGAGATATTCTTCACTTTGGAAAACTATATGTGACGAGTGACGAAGAAATTGGACTTGGTAGGAAGGTTATCTATCTTAAAATAGATAATTTTTCAAATAAACTTATGATGAAAGTAATGTTGAAAATTCATACCAAAGATGGGGATACAGATAAAATTTCTATTAGAAGGATTGAAGGAGGAGAGAGCATACAAATAGCCACAAGCTGGACACATAGCATATATAAGATGAATATAACTGATTCTGAATTTGATAAATTAGATTTAGAAATAAAAGAAATATGTGTGTATTTTACTACTGAAAAGGGAGAAAGATTGAAATTATATTTTCAGAATATTGATGAAAATATAAAAAATATCGATAGTAAAAAAATAGTTGAAAGCAATGCAACTGAGAATAATTTGAATAAATTAAATGAAGAATATGGTAATAATGAAGTCTTTAAAGAGAGTAGAATGAGACTATTAACTAAATACTGAAATTAAAATAAGGAAGTGACTAGGTAATTTCACACATTAAAAGGAGATGATAGAGATTTTATTTCACGAACAACTATATAGCCATACAATAGAGATGATTGATAATCCAATTATTGTTGCTTTTGTATGGCTAGTACTAACAGATATTTTGACTGGTATCATTAAAGGTCAAAAAGCAAAACATACACCAGATATGACTAATAGCACAAAAGGATGGTATGGTATTGCCAAGCACATTTTGACAGTGTACTTGGTACTATCAATCTATCCTTTTTTTATTTCAATCGATTTAAATTACTTTGCACAACTAATAACTATTGCTTGGGGTTATCAGTATTTAGTTTCTATCTTAGAAAATCTGCAAGCTATGCATATTAATGTAGTGTGGATACGTCGTATTGTTGATAGTGTGGCTAAAAGATACTTGGCCAAAGCTCAAGATGATTATAATCCTGCTGATTTTGATAAATTCACAGGAAAGTACAAAGGACATAAGGAGGACAAATAACATGGTAATGTACACAGTAGACGTTTACTCAGGTTCTGAAGATTATATCATTCGTGACCCACATGCTCAAGGAGTTATCGTTAAAGCTACTCAAGGAACAGGATATGTTAATCCAAAGTGTAACCATCAATGGGACTTGGCAGGACAATTAGGTAAAAAGCGTGGACTATATCATTACGCTGGCGGTGGGAACCCAGTAGCAGAAGCACAATATTTTATCAATAACATCAAGAACTATGTAGGTCAAGGTATGCTGATCATTGACTGGGAAGGTTACCAAAATTCAGCATGGGGAAATACTAACTGGGTTCGTCAATTCGTAGACGAGGTACACCGTTTGACTGGAGTTTGGCCAGTAATTTATGTACAAGAATCAGCATTAGGACAAGTTGCTAACTGTGCAAAAGATTGTGCAGTTTGGGTTGCCAAGTATGCATCCATGAACTGGAACTCTTGGACGGTACCAAACATGAATGTGTCTAGTGGTGCTTTTGGTTCTATTGCTGGTTGGCAATACACTGGTGGCGATATGGACCGTTCAATATGGTATTTGGATGCAAATGCTTGGGATAAGTTTGCTAAACCTGGAAATGTAAATATTAAAACTGAAACACCTAAGCCAGCTCTAGCACCTAGCCAAAACAGTGCTAAGTATGACTCATGGACTGATGATTTAGGGGTTAAGTGGTTTAAGGAAGATGGAAAGTTCACAATTACTGTTAATGAGGGGATCATCTTACGCTGGGGAGCAACAACCAAATCAGCAAAGATTGGTATTTTGACTAAAGGTTCAGTCGTTAAATATGATACATTCTGCCATTCGGGTGGATATGTGTGGATCAGACAACCAAGAGGCAACGGACAATTTGGTTACTTGCCAACTGGAGAAAGTTCGGGTGGTAAGCGTGTAAGTACTTGGGGGAAATTTGAATAG